TAAAAGAATCAAAGAAAATCTTTCATCCGGTATAGACTTCCCATCAACTACAATTGAAGGTACAATCTGAAATACCTCTATCTCAACAAATGAAGGTCTGGTTATTTTTGGCTTATACCCCATTGATTTTGCCAATGCCAATACATTTTTTCTTTCTTGTGCAAATGGAAGCAACGATTCTTTAAAATTGTAATCAGTATAGAATGACAAAACATCACCGACATAAGCTGCCAATTTGATATACAGCATACCAGGTGAGGTTGGGCTAAAATCCTTGAATGTGTTTGGAAAGTAGGTTTTAGCATAATCAAGCAAACTTTGTTCAAATTGATCAAAATCTTTAGACAGATAATTTACCTGTTGAGATTGCTTGGAGAAGTTTTTGTTTGTCTTTTTCATTAAATTTCTAATGCAATTTGATCAGGAGTTTGGTCAAATTTGGTTGTGTACTTTATGATGATGCGTAGTTGATTGACATCAATCACGTCGTTTGAACGGTCAAATGATACCTGTAAAATGGTGACATATGACATCCAACGTTCTACTTCATCCAAAATCTTCTGTCTAACAACATCTTCAATTTCGTCATTGTTATGTTCAAATAGATTTGAAAATAGGTCGGTGCCAAATTCTGGATTCATTGGAACTTCCCCACGACGAGTAAGCATTAGTGTTCTTAGATTGTTACGGACAACACCACGGGTGTCAAATGTTTGTGTGAAAAACCCATTTGATCCACGCCTAATAGGCAAATCCAATCCCAATGCTGTTGCCATTATAATTTACTGAAATCTATATTACTTGGGCCTGAGTTTGCTTTTTTCGCATCCATTGCTTTCATCACCCCTCTGAAATCTCGGTTCAGTATATTCTGAACTGCTCCAACTTTAGCTGCTGCTTCTTGTGGAGCCAATGCTTCCCCTTGTTGTATGCTTGGGTCGCGAGGAATTCCTCGATCAGCATGCGGTGTAAATGACTGAGCATCAAAGCTGTTGAAGAATTCTTGCTTTACATTCTGAGGTTGGTAACTATCAACCAATGGTTCTTGTTCCATCATTTCCATCATGCTTTGATTGTTATACTGTTCTGCCATCATCATTGCTGGTGACATGTTATCGCCCATTGGAACCCCGCCTTGAGTATTTTTGAGTATTTCGTTGAGAACTGGATCGCTTGAATATACAATCTCTTCCTTTTTAGGCATTGAAGTTCCCATCAATTCTTTGAGTGATTGTCGCTGGGAAGGCTTCGGAGATGTGGAAACTGTTGTTTGTTTTGATCTTTGTTCGTCAAGGATTGCCATTCCTTCTGCCATCAATTCTGGTAAAACCTCACTCACAACACGAATAACTTCTTCTTTGATCAATGGTCTGAGTATATTTTTTAGTTGTTCTTTTTTCATGCTTATAAATATAAATCGTTTGGTTTTTTACTAAAATTCCACAGAGTCTTCTAATTCACCGAAGTCGCCTTGACTTGTATTTTCTATAAACTCCTTGGTTCCATCTGCTTTGGTCACGGTTGCGCCACCTCCACTAGTCGTGATATTTGACGTTATTGATGATTTTGCCGTGGATTTAACAGATGACACGGAGTTTCCAACTTTTGAGGTTGCTGAACTTACGGTTGATGAAATTTTACTAGATGCTCCACCGGTGACTGAATCAGCGGATGGGATTTTACTTAATGCTGTTTGTTTTATTCCATCAACAGATGGAATTTCTGGCAACGATGGAAGTGTCGGTAAAGATGGAAGTTCTGGCAATGACGGTGGTTTCAATCCTGCCAATGACGATGGAACAATTTTGTCCAGTGAAGGTTTTAGTGCACTTGGCGATATATTAGGAACTCCAAGCAATTTTCCCGCATCCTTAAACGAAGGTAATTCAGGCGGCTTTGGTAATTTCGGAATTGGAAACTTTGGCAATTTAGGCAAAGATGGAAGCGCCGAAAGTGAAGGAATTTTTGCTGTGATTTTATCAGCACCCAAAGCGCTTGCGGTTTTTCTGGAGAAGCCACCCAATTTGCCTGTGATTCCTTTAACAGATGGCAAATTATCACCCAAGCCACCTAACCCTGGTAATTGATTTTTAATTCCGCCTATTAAATTTTTTGCAGGGGTTGTAACCTTACCCGTCAAATTGGAAACACCGGGTATGTTTGATGTTATATTTTGAACTGTTTTGATCTTGGATGTTGCTGACTGCGCTTTTCTGCTGAATCCTATTAATTTTTGAATCGCCATGCATATAAATATTACAACACAGAACTTCTTTTTGACCCTATTTTCCCTTCAAATTCTCCTGACTTAGCAACATGATATCCACCTGGAACTTTCGCAAGAGTTGCTCCTGGTTTTAACTTCTCAACATCTCCACCATCTTGACCCTTGGCATAACCTCCACCGGTCAAGAAAACACGTTTGGATAAAATCTCTGGCAACTTGGAAATTAAAGCTGTCAGTTGTTTATTGTGTAATTCAATCGGAGTCTGAGTGATATATGGTTCAAATGCGTCAAATTTTGCATTTGGTACACCGGATGTGGCATTGGCACCGGCAGGGTCTCCGGGACCAGGATGGCTGTGTATATGTTCGTGTATAAAATTGTGTCTGTGTGTTTTCAACCATTCACCTAACTCCCACAGCCATTCTATCAACGACTCACCTAACACAGCAGGCTCTTTCGTTTGGTCGTATTCACCCAGATAAATGAATGGGGAATTAAGTACTGTCTTTTGGTTTGTAGTCAATACAATTTGATCTTGTGCATCAACTGTATATTCCGTGTCGGTGACGAACATCATTCGCTTTTTGGCAAATGAAATCATTTCACTGTCTCTTGCTGAAAATATAATTCTACTAGAGTTGATGACGATTTGATCTCCATCAAGTTTTGGAAAGATAAATGGAGTTGCCTTTTCAGGAGAAGAAGGAGCGTATCCTGCCTGTTCTTCACGGCCAACCTCAAACCATTGTTTGAGGAAATGGAATTTTGGACTCCACTTAGAAACTGTTTGACCCGTTGTCAATTGAATTGAAGATCCATCAAAATTGACATCATCAATAATATATGAGTTAAATTTTTCTTCAAATTCAACTTGTTCCGCGGCCGATCTTGGTGAAAGCCCGAGAGTATAATCATCTTTTTTGATGTCTTTTGGCAATTTTCCAACTGGTCTTTGACGATTCCGTATCAATACCATTGGATTCCCACCTCCGCCAGCATAATCAACATTCTTTGGGTCTCCAGAATCGTTTGCCTTATTTCCATCGTAAGCACCCATCCGAATTGATGAACCAAAACGACTCTCTATTACAGTGTCACCTTCAAACCTCGGGATTCTTCTAATTTTCTCGTTGAACTTAAAATATTTTCCTGTTATTCCTCTGTATTTTGGCTCTGTGCCTTTTGAACCTACTTTTGACTTTATCCCTTTGTATGGAGCAGTTGGATTTGCTGGGTCACGAATTAGACCTGGAAAACCATCACCAACCAAAAACTCAATTGAAGGATCAGCATTTGAATTCACACGATTGCTCAAATTTATCTGAGTAGTGTAAAACCACTTCCCAAGATAAAACACAACAGATACAACCTCATTCAACACAGGGTATTGACTCATAGATGAATCTAATGGATATGCCCAAAGTAACGCGGATCTGTTCGCATTTTTGTATGACACAATCGGTCTAACTAAAGCACATCCAATATAAGACAAATCAGCGTCTCCTTCGGAATGTGGTGAACCAACTGAAGTGTTTGGGGTAAAATCAACATCCAACAACCGTGATCCCAATTCAGGATGTGAAGGGTCTAAAATTACATCAACAACTGTTGCAGCCTCAAATTCATCTGTAATTACTGTGTTGTACCGGTCATTGAACTTATCGGCATTTAATATACCGTCTACCTTAAATCCAGCTTGACGATTTGGATTGATGTGTCGTGATCTCATTTACTTTTTAAGTTCAGCTTTTGCTTTTTCAACTACGTCATCAACGCTTAGTGAGTTTTTTTCTTCTGCTGTGAGTTTTTGTACTTCACCCATCAACTGTTCTCTTTCATGATCCGACAATTCAAATGATGAACCAACTTCTAAAGCAGTTGCTTGACGAGATGCAATTCGTTGAACGATGGCTGCCAACTTAACAAGCTGTTCGTCGTTTTTCACACCAACTGACAAATAATCTTTGATCATAGGTACAATTGTGATTGCTTCATTTACACCTTTGATCAATTGACGCAGTTCGGAAATCAATATTTCTACCTGATTTCGGGTAGTATTTGAGTTGTCGTAAATGTCCTTACAGAGATCGGAAAATCTCTTGCCCTTAAAAATTTCAATATCATCATCCATATGTACTATATATATGGATATCGGTAAATTTACACGGAAACTGGCTCTTTGTTCTTCAAAGCTGATTTTGCCACGTTAAACAAATCATTTTCCAATTCTTCAGACGGCTCATCAACCTCCCAACCTATACCTGTGTGATTTTTATCCATATAATCACGAAGTTTTTTTCCGATGATTGGCATATTATTGACTATATCATCCATCCTATATCCGTCGGCTTGGAGCTTCTTGAACACTTTCACCTGAATCACATTCCATTCTGGGTAAAGGTTTATTATGATCTCGGATAATAATTCGTTTAGCATAAGATTAATCAAAAAATGAACTTGAGGCTTCGGATGATGACAACGAGTTGTCTATGACGCCTGCGTTTAAATATTGTAGAGCAATATCTTTTTGATACTCTTTCATCTTATTTATTACTTTTGTGATGTTTTGGGTTTTGCATCCTGACATTTCACGAATATACAAATATAATGTCTTTTTGTTGAAATTCTCAATCTTATCACGATTCTTGAACAATTCTAATACCGCATTTGCAATTTCCAACTCTTTTCGTTTTGTAAAAATCGTGGTCATATTTAAGTCCCAGTATTCAATCATTAACTCAACGAACTCTGATATTTCATCATTCTCATTGTCATATGTCATTAAGATTTCGCCAAATGTATCTTCTTCTGGCTTATCCATGATTTCTACATGTTGATTCCACCGCTTCCATGTTGAATTATTTTGAAGGATGAACCAATTCTTTGCAACCACGGAGAAATAAGCAAACGCTCTGGATGGACCTTTTTTGTCAGGTGTATATTTTTCCAACTTTGAAACAAGATAACTTAAAGCTTGTTCTTGTACTATAGATGGTTCAACATCAAAATACATAAATTTATATTTGTTGAAAATGTTCTCAACTATTTTTTGGAAAGGATACAAAATTTCTTCTTTAAAAATCTTGTTTCGCATAACCATATTATCAGTTGCGTTATATTTGATTATGGCATCCTGCGTTTCATTTGTGAAATACATTCTGCTTTTCGCCTTTTTTTTGGCCGCAACTTTCTTTTTTGCTGTAACCTTTTTAGCTTTCGTCTGAGTCATCTTCTAAATTTTCTCCTAATTTTTCGTCTAGTTCTTGAATTAGATTTCGGATCTCAACAAAAATAATACCAACTTCATCGTCGCTTTCAAACATCTGACGTTGATCCAATTCTTTCATTTGGTGCCATGTGTTATCTGCTCTCGCTTTAAAGTTTGAAACCCAACCTTCATAAATTTCATTTTTTCGGTTGAGATTCCAAATCACAAAGAAACAAGAGATTACAAAAATTAAAAGTAATCCAATTATTAAGCTTAATATAAGTTCCATTATTCGCCGTCTAGATCAATGCCATAAGAATACTCTTCAATTAATTCAAGAGCTTCTTCAACACATTTCCAATCTTCACATTCAAGTGCATCAGTCAGGGTTCTTTTTAAGTCGTGTAAAAAATTATCATCCATTGACTCATAAGTATCCCAGTTGTGCAATTTTTATATTATTTTCCACCCATCTTCAAGTAATAATTGCGCTTTTTTATACTTGATAAATTGAGTTTCTCCATCTTTTTCCACCAAAACTTTTTCATTTCTTCCGTATTTTACGGCTCTCAAAGCTTCTTGTTTCAATTTTCTATCGGGATCTATTATGAGTTTCCCATTCAAATGATCAATTTCATGTTGAATACAAACACATTCCAACAATCCTTTATCTTTCCAGAATGTTTCTTCTGCTAAAGTTTCTTCGTCAGGTCCAAACTCAATTTCATTTACCCAATTATCACAAGCAACTTTGATTGATTGGTGACGAATTGTTCTGTAACCCTTCCCAGGAATACTCAAACATCCTTCGTAATAAGAGACCATTTCGCTTGACTCTTCAACTATTCTAGGGTTGATCAGAACTTTTGGTTCTTCGTCATCCCTGACTTTCACAACACAAACAGATGCATTTATTCCAATCTGATTGGCGGATAATCCAAACCCATTATGTTCATCTAATGCTTGAAAAAGGCGTTTTGAAATTTCTTCGCCAGTTTCAACCGATTCACATTTTTTGGTTGGGATTCGTAATTTATTTTTATTCGTGACTATTCTCATCACGACTATTATTACATATTTTTACACCATTGTCAAAATATAAGAAATTTTTATATTCTTTTTTGACTATTTTTATGCTTCAGCGATGTCATTTCCGTTGTTATCTTTGACAACTCCGCTTTTTGTTTTGATGTGTTTGAGTTTTTTTAACTGACGAATTGCTTCTTCTGACATCTTCTTTTGAGGGACTTCCACTGTTTCCTCTGACAATTCTTCAATTTCTTCTGGTTCTTTTTCAACCACAATAACTTTTTTACGTCGTTGTTCTTCAATTACCATAGAATTATATGCCATAACCAAAGCAACTGCCAATGGGTCAAAAACGAATATAATGGTCACAATAAACCATTTCGCAACGGAATCCAATGTCATATTAAGTTCAGCCGCCACAAATTCAAACGTTTGAATATCTTTTGAACCTTCGTTGTTGATTTTCGCGTTCATAATTTCTTCTTCAATTGAAATTCGTTTGTCAGATAACTTATCCAATTTTGATTGAGCCGCTGACAAATCCGCTGAGGATTGTTCAATTAGTTTTTGTGTGCTTTCTTGTAAAGTCTGAGCACTTCTAGCTGTCATCGTCTTTCCGATTTGATCGGTGACTGTATTCAATCTTTCTTCCTGACCTTGCCTTGCTTCCGTAAGAGACCGTATCCGTGAATTTACCGATGTTATCTCAGTCACTACCATGTCTTTTCTGTTCTCAATCGCCTCTATCTTACTGATGTGTATATCGTGTTTTAAGGCGGAATCCTGATACGCTGAGGATAAAAATCCAAAAATTCCCAATGAGGTAATTAACATCAACACCAATACAGCAGTTGTCAAATAGACTTTCAGAAATTTTGTACAGTTCTTCCACTCCCTATGGATATATGAAACCCCAACAAGTTTTCCAAATTCAAGAGCACCAGCCATAATTAAAGCTGCAATAAATGCACCTGAGAATAAAGTGGCAATTCCTTTTACCGAGAAAAAAGCCGCACAACCAGCAACTAAAATTGCTGCGAAACCAACTAAATATTTAAGCATGTTCATAATGATAAATATAAGTGGACATTAAAAAACGGATGCTTTGTAGGCACCCGTGAAGTAAAATGAATGACTTTATTTGCCC